ACTTACACTCTTTGTCTTTATATTTATAATAAACTTCCAAATATTCATCTTTTGTCTCCTTATCGATTGTTATTCGTTCTTCTATGGAGTAATGCTCAAACCAATCTGCTTTAAACAAGCCACCTGTGGCTTCAATAAACTGAGCTTCATATTCTTGTGCATACAAGAAACTACCTATCTCTTGTTTTGCTGATTCTAATTCTGTAGGGTCAATGATTGGATTTGTGTGTGTTGGATAAGTAAATCTTACCCAATCATCTAATAAATTTGCTTCTGAGTAGAGCTTTTCAAAAAAATTATATCCTTTGGGTGTGCTGATAAATAATGCACTACCTTTTTTCTCTGTTAATGCAGGTCTAATTACTTCTGCCCAAGTTTGTGGCTTCATAAAGGCACACTCGTCTAATACAACAAAGTCAAGTCCTGCACCCCTTAACTTCATTGGGTCATCTGCTGACCTAACTTGAACTGAGCCACCTGTAGTTGTGATAATAGTTCTCTCAGCTTCTTTTACTTTTACTCCATATTCAATGCCAATGCTTCTTAAATCTGCCCACGCTTCATTCGTCATAGAGTAAGAAGGTGCAATCCACCAAGCTCTTTTGCCTTCCCAAGCGTATTTAAGGCAAAGCCAAACACCTAGTTTGGTCTTACCCCAACGCCTTCCTGCACTAAGAACAGTAAATCTTTTCATATTATTTACTACTTCCATTTGTGCAGAATGTAATGGTGGAAGTTCAATGTCTAAGCCTGAGCTGACATTTGCGTCCAATGATGATTGCATAACTACTCCTGTTGGGAACTTAGCCAAGCTAAAAATTCTTCAATGTGTTTAGTTGGCAAGTTAAAAGAATTATATACAAGTCCAAAGTCTGTAAGTATTGGCATAAAGACAATGGCAGGGAGTTCATTGATGTCGATAACTATTTCATCTAATATTTCTTCTTCTATCTCTCTCATATCAAGAGACTCTATGATGTCAGCAAACTTATTATTTATTTCTTCTTCATTCATTACTATCTTCCAATCTTTTTGGCTCTATAACTTCGCCTTCAATATATTCATCTTGTCCTTCTAACAAGTTGCCGTCTGCCCAACGCAATCTAACTTTTGGATTGTCTTGGTTTTCAATGGCAACTGTATCTCTTTTACCAAACAAGTGGGGGTATCTTCTCTCTAAGTACCAAGCGTCTGCCTGCCAAGAGCCATTTTCTCCTGCTTCTTCAATTCTTTTAATGCGTCTCTCAATAGCTTTTGCTTCAGCTACTTGTATTTTTTGCCAAACTTTATCGTAAGGGTGTATGCCCTTCTTACCTTTTATCTTCCATTCAGATAAAGCTGATGTGCTTATTCCTACTGATTGACACGCAAGATTTACATACATTCCTGTTGCAATAGAATCACAAAGTGCTTCTACTAACTGTTCATTATGAGCTAAAGTTTGCTTTGGCATTATCCACCCATAATAGCAAAGTCGGTCTCAAAAGAAACCGACCTGCAAGATTGTTTTATTTTATTTATTTAACCTAATGGCTCTCCACAATGTTCGCATTCATAATCTCCTAAGAAGAATACATCTCCTGCGTCCTCAAGAATCCATTTAGGAATTGGCTTAAAACAATTATTGCAATCAAGACTCATAGTTGCGTCTAATTGCATTTCTTCTTCTGATAGTCCTGATATAGCTTGATAAACTATGTAATCTCCTGAAGGCATTATGCTAATGCCTTCATTTGATTATCTAATTTGTCAATGCACTTAGTTGCAACTTTAATGTGATGAACTGCACTTTTATACAAAAGTGAATCTTGCATATCTGCATTTACACACTTCATCATATCTTTAACTGCACTATTTCTTACTCTCTTGTGGTAAGCAATATCTTCTTGAATTTCTAACTTTGTCATTTTGACTCCTTCTAATTTCTTTGTTTCATTCATAAGGACAGTATAATCAAAGATTATAAATAATCACAACTTTTATCTACAATTTAGATATAAAAAACCCCAATGTTTATAGGCTTTTATAAATTTTTTTATTTTTTTTTGTAAAAATCTACTTTTTTTGCTCTAATTTGCACACAATACAGTACAAGAAGAAGTCGTGGTCTATGAAGTTATGTCCTTGTTCTACGCAGATTAGTTCAGGATTCTCTGCCATTCTTTTCTTGCGTATCTCGTCCTGACCTAGAGCTTCAAACTTACCAAACCATTTGTTGATTGCGTAAGGTGTTACATCAACATTGTTCCAATGCTTCTTATAGGCAGTTATAGAGCCTTTGAGCATATCAGTTGTAACTCCTGCTTCTACTAACTCCTTGCAGACTTTAAACCACCCTGACTTCTCGCCTTGAGTTCTAGGTGTATAGCCAAGCTCATCACAGAACACTTGGTAAAGAGCTTTTCTATTTCTTAATACTTCTTCATCTATCTTCTTTGGTTGTGGCTTGTCCACATCTATTGGTTTTAGTTCATTGGTTATAGTTCTATGTACTGTCTCCGATACTA